GCCGCTGTCCTCTCCAGATATAGTATAACCAGTCATAATGTCAGGCACAAAACGGGCATCTGATAACTTATGCTTTCTTCGACTTCCCGGATTACTATCGCCGTATGACTGCAAAAACAAACTAATGTCCCTATCACAAGCATCTATCCAACCAAGCGAACCAACCGCAACAGGAAACGAAATCAAAAAGCCACCAGCACCAGAAGTGAAAACGGGGATGCCTGCGATAACATCACGGCTAATTGCGTTCCCATCACGGTCAATCATTCTAATTAGCGGCTTAACTGTTACCGTTTTTCTGTCCGCGCTAACCTCTGTAACTTGGCAAGGTAGCGAGTTTTCAATGCGCTTTAACATCGCATCGCTAAACGCATTCATTAAGCCCGTGAGCGTGTCTTCGTTTGATTCGTGGCTTATAGTCATAAACGCCTACACTCTGCTGATAAATAGAAAGGTTCAGAGCGTGTAGACACATCAAAGCCAAGTTTAAACACAACATAAGAGCCGTTCAGTGACGGGTTAATGACAGACTTTAAATCTATTCTGCCACCAATGTTAGTCACTGGATCCCAAAGCATAGTCATCTTGGCACCGACTTCTGTTCCCGTTGCCTCTAATAATCCAGATTGAGCACTAAGCTTTCTCACCACGCTAGAACCTAATGCCTTGTTAATGTTTTTGACGTACATCGTGTTATTATCAACAAACACTTCCGCATTGGCTAAATCTTCTAATTGATGCAATTGAGATTGCGCAGTTCCAGTAAATGAATAACTTCTTATGTTTCTATCGGTGATCTCAAAAGATAATCCGTAACCTGCATCATCAGCCACCCATTTTGCTATAGAACTTAACTTGGTTAACTTGTTGGCACTTCGAGTCACTATCTTACTTTTGTTATTTTGACCTATGATACACTTCAATCGAACACCCGTATCTGGTTTCGGTGTTGCCTCTGAGCGAAACACGCTGCCCTGATAAAATGTTTTAGTACCATAACTAACTCGACCAACTTCTAGAACAACGGAGATTAATTTTCTATTTGATAGAAGTGGATTTGTTTCGCGTAAAATCCGCTCCCTTGATGATTTTTTCAAGTTGAAGATAGTTATTTCGCACTGTCCTGCGTTCGTATTAGAAAACTTCATACCCTTAGCATGGATATATAAGTTTCTATACCATGAAATCTCGCCATCAATGATAATGCCAAGGTTGATTAGTCTAGGATCGATTTGCACGATATTGCGCCGCCTCATCTGAATCTAAGAAGTATAAAAACTGTGTTACTTCAAAATTCTCATAGTTCGCTGTTTCGTCGTCGGGAACATCAAGCAGCAAGTTGCCGCTTACTTCTTGGTAGGCATAAGGAAGCATAAGTTGCTGATTCACGAATCTAAACCCTTCAACAATTATCTGCTCATTGATATAAACGTCATAAGCCATCACGCCGTCAGCAGATACAATTCTAATTTCATAACGATTGCCGCCTAGTGTTGCGGTAAATTGCTGATTTGGAACACCCGTAGCAAGATCAATCTTATCCATTATTAGAGAGCTCCTATGATTCTTTGCAAAGTGGTTTTCTTTGTCACTTTTTTGGGTAACTTATCACCACTTTTTGAAGTATCAGAGTTAGACGGATTACTGACTTCTGACTTGGGAAGGGCTTCCGTCTCAACAGCTACAAAATTTTGTTCTATAAATGAAATGGTTAACGCAATTGTGCCGTACACCTTTGCACTTTCATCTCTTGGGTAGCTTTCAAGATACATGTTTGTAATGGTATCTACACGAGTCTGAATAGTAAAAGCTGTGTTGTTTTCGTCGGCTTTTTTAAGTTTCTTATACACATCAACATAGTCATCAGGGTTCAAGACCACCTTCACGTTAATGCGTTGTTGTTGCACTATCTTGTGATCAGATATTATCGTTCCATCTTCTAGAGGATGTTCGGCATATTTGTTTGAAGGCTTAGCGGACAAACCAAGTATCCCAATGGTCTCAAATATCTGGTTGCCATCTTCATCGAGTATGGCAACAACTGGTTCGCTTTCATTTTGGAAGAAAAACGCCATTAGTGATCAACCCCATCGTCAATAGCTCCGTATGCCATGTTAATCTGATTATTAAAGCTATCGCTAACAACCTTTGTCGCTTGATCTTGATTTAATCCGTTAGCGTGTACTGTTGTGCCACCAAGGTTTAAATTGTAGGTGTTCGTTGACATAAAGCTATTAGAATCATACGCAGGGCCAGAGTTTAGAGGGTTTGAGTTGTAACTGCCGATTAAATCCATAGCCATTTTTGAGTTTGCAGCAATGTTGAAGTCTTTTTCATCACCAAAGCTAAAAAAGTCATCAATCGACTTTCCGAAGTTTTTGAATTCATCAAGCCAGCCTGTAAACTTCTTGCTTATATCGTCAAATATTTTAAAAACTGAGGCTTTGAAGTTTTCAAACGAACCAAGCAGATCGCCAATAGCTGAGCTAGAGCCATTTACCCATGCTTTTATGTCTTCATATAATAAAGCTATTGCGCTAATGACTATGCCAATAATTCCGCCTTTGCCTAACATCTTTAACGCTTTGCCTAGGTCTTTTGTTACTTTTATTGCCTTTATAATTGCAGGTATATATGAAACTGCAACAACACCAGCAATGCCAATGAAGTAACCCTGAACCAATGACTTGTTATGTCTTAACCATTGAATTCCATATTCGAGAATCTTTAAAATCCCTGTTAGGGCTGGCAATAGTTCTGTTGTCGCTTCTGTGGATAATGACTCAAACGCTCGTTTAGTATCGTCTACTTGATCATTAAATGTTGCAGATATTTTGTAGTTCTCTTTTGTAACTGCTCCTAATGACTTTTGACGCTCCACGAGCTTTTCAACTGCGACACGGCCTTGTTGTAGAGTGAGTATAGTACCCATATCTAACCCAAGTTTTCTGCCGAATTGGAAAGATTGTGTCGTGCTAAGCTTTTGAAAGGCATCAGCTATTTCTGGAAGGATAGCGAATGCGCTTTTAACCTTGCCACCAGCATCAAAAGCATTGATACCCAATCGAGCTAGCATTTCCGCTGCTTCACCTCCACCCGTTAAGCTAATGTCAGCGAGTGATTCATTCAACGATTCAAGAGTTCCACGGAACGATTCTGCCGATCCGCCGTTTCTGGCTACAGCTTGTCCCCACGCATCAATATTAACAATGCTCTGCCCTGTAACCTGAGCAAACTTACCGATTACATCAACCTTTTCAGCGTTTTCCATTGCTGTGTCGATTGTTTTATCTAGTGCTAGGTAAGTTGCGATTAAAGATCCGATGGTTTTTATCATCGTGGATATTCCAGCGTTTGACTCGCTGGTTGACTTTTTAAAGCCATCCATCCCATCGGATGCCCCATCTGCACTTTTCTTAGTATCGTCTAAATTTTCATTTAGGTCCTCAACATCATCAGCCGCTTTTTTAGCGTCCGTTTGGAATAAAATTGCAAATGTATCGAGAAGAGCCATTGATAAAAATCCGGTTACAGTTTTAATTTATTATATGCCAATTAGCCGCACTTTAAAAACTAGCCGATTTTTACTAAGATGATAAAGGGCAACTGGTGTTAGTCTCTAATCCGTATCCTTTCATCGGTTCGCCCAACACTTCATTTTATGCGGCTTGATGGTTGGGTTCCATTAGAGGAAGGATTATCCAAGCCGCACCTCCTATTAACTATTTTTTTTCTTTGCCGCTTCTATAGCGTAATGCTCGTTAATTTTCATTACCATTAAAGACTCGTAAATATCAAGCATATCCTCAACGTCATAATCGTGTCTTAACTCTTTGTGCGTCGCTGCTTTTTCTCCGAGGATGTAGCCTGCAATTTGGTTAATGTTTTCGTGACTGATACTTTTAGCTTGTCCATCCATGATAGGGACTGCTTTAAGAGATTTTCGCTGTTTAAAAAAAAAGTATTATAATCGTGAACATCTCGCATTAATCGCATGCTCATTTCTGGATCTGGAAGATAAGCCGCCATGATTTTGGCATTAGATAAAGAAACTTGCTTTCCTTCATCGTTGATTGCCTCGATGTATGGCCCCATTTTAATCATGCACTCGCGTAACAATCCTTTTTTTGTGCCTGTTGGGTTAACACCGCTTTTTAGTATGTCGGTGGCGTATTCAATGAGATCAAGACCGTCAAGGCCGTTATAACGCCCGATCATGAATCGGCAAGTGATTTCTTCACCGCCAACTTTAGAAATGTATTCTACTTCTTTTGGTTTAATAAGAGCCATAGATTTCACCTTATCTATTACACCATGAGGGTCACTGGCAACGTGGGTGCGAACGCTTTCGGCCCTAGAAGCCTAGCCAGTGATTATTTGGTTACACCGTTACATCAATATCAATTGCAGGTGTACGTGTCATTTTACTAAAACGAAATTTAAAAACCCCAGTTTTAATTTTACCACTTGACGCTAAAGCAGAAGCAGGTGGCCCACCAATCATCTTGCCTTTAGACAAAGTGACTGTTTCACCGTTTGGCATAACGCGAACCAATGTGATCACGTCTTTTGCTGACTTCTTGTTTTTTTCTGCTCGGTTTAGATTTAGCAGAGTTACCAGAAATTCATAGTCATCAGTAACAGGAATCACGGCCATTGATATCTCGATTGGGTTCGCAACGTCCCAAGAAATCAAATCGCCATTGGTTCCGACTTCCGCATCTGCAATATCCATATCAGGAACATCAAACGGGTCGGTGTCTTTTGGAAAAGCTGTAATAGGTACAGGAGCGCCGCCAGTCGTATTACTCGCTGAAACGGTCACTATAGTACCAGTATGTGATACATCAGCCATTATTTGTCTCCTAGATTAATACGTGACGGCCTTCTACTTTGTTTACAGCATCGCGCTTCGAGTAAACAAGCAGATAGTCCATTGTGTTGTTAGTGGCATCAACTTCGACTTTATACCAGTATCCTCTGCTTTGCACATCAAGGTAAGCTTTGTCATCTCCAGTAATTTCTTTAATGTAGTTTTTTTGTGTTGTGGTCAAAGTCTTACCGATGGCAATAACGCCATTAGATTGAGCTTTTAGCACTGTTGCATCTAGGTAAGAGATACCAATTGCTTTTCCTGAATCATCAGCCGCAACGATATTCAAAGCTAAGAACATATTCAAGAAATCGGCTTTTAACTCGGCTTTCATCCATTGCTCGCCAGCATGAACGCCCATGTATTGAGGATCGCTTGTGCCACCTGTTAATTGGCCATTTTGGTAAAAGCTAAAATCCTTTCCTGCGTCTTGAGTCTGCCCGTAGTAGTTAATTCTAGCATTATCGAGAGTAGATTTTAATGAATCATCCTTAACAGAAGAATCTAGGCCGCTTGTTTGCTGATACATATAGTTTGCAGCCGCAGCAGGTTGATCCCAATCTTGACTCGCTAAAATCGCAGCGGGCAAAAATTGCGGATATTGTTCAGGGTTTAAGTTGTACGTCATACCGCACGAAGCATAAGAAATGATCGCTGCTTCAATATCAACTCTGTTATCCTCATCAACTGCAAGCAAGTACATAAATTCAATGTTTCGACCATCTACCCAAACCGCTGAATCGGTTACTTGGTCAGTGGTTAACTCTGGAATAAATCCATATGAACCAAAATTATTATTCATGCTGGTAGAGTTATTTAGTACATCTGTCACAGTCTCAGCACTAACGCCGGCGCTAAATATTGCGCTTGCTCCCCAACCTAAGTCAGTCAGCATGTTGGCCGTTACTTCTGTAAATGATACCTCGCCATCAGCTACGCCATTGGTATCAAGCTCGAACGCTGTTCGTGTGGCATTGTATGTCACTGTAGCTGCCGCAAGTGCTCCTCCTTCTGCTTGAATGCGAGTTTGCAGCGTTGTTGCGACATCTGCATAGGTTGCGTTTGCAGAGAAATCTAGACCGGTTACATTGAAAGCAACACCGCCAAGCGTGATGTCAAATGCACCTGCCGTATAGGTTTGCAGTGTTGCAAGTTCTTTAGCTTCTGAACCAAAGACCTGAGCCGAGGTATCAGTGTTCGCCCATCTTGCATACTGGATATTTTGCGGAGATGTTGCCACCTTAGAGATAAAGCTAAAGTAAAAAGCCGCAATATCATATTCGGTTGATGTTGAGCCGAAGTAATCGGCCAATGATGTTCCTAATGAGTTTTTGTCAAACTGAACAACAGAGCCAGTCGGGACGCGCTCATTAGTAGTAAAAACGCGCAGCATCAATTCGCGTCGTGATACTGCTTCCGCACCACCAACGACGCTCGTGATCTGAACGTAATTGTTACTAGAAATTGGCATTATAAGTTTCCTTTTACACGTGTTAGGTAAACATTAAAATTATATGTTCTGACTTGTTGCAATGCAAAAACGTCAAACTCTCTCAATATCATCGTTAACCGTTGTGACTTCTGCAAACGTCTTGGTTCTGTCAGTGGTATAGGTAACAACTAAATCAAAGTTTGGTGATGATTCAAATCTGTCTTTGTCCAATACCGGAAACGCAGGTCTTGTGTCTGTCTTTGATTGGATACGCACTCCCGAATCTCTTAACGCTCGAATGGCATCACCTTCAAATAGTGTTTGGCTAACAGTCTCACACAAATCAAAAGCGCTTAAAGCATTGATATCGGTATAATCAAAATCGGTCAGCACATCAATTTGAATAGTCATTGATTTGTTGTGAGAATAGGTCACTTCTGGATCTGTATTTGAATACTTTCTACCGGGTGAAAGGTTGTAGTTTTCACTTGGTGATATTGGACGCAAGAAAACTTGAGTTTTTACAGTGCTGTCAACGGATGCACCTGTAAACTGGTCTGTTGGCTGTGCACTTCTTGATACCTCGAAACTGGTAACGCCAGCAAGGGCAAGCTGGTTTTCAATCTCGGCTTTAAGAGCAATAATCACTTCGTTTTCAGTCATACTGTGTATTTCTCCAATCTCACAGCAAGCACGCTGTTCCAACCTCCTTGTTGAATCCAATTCGATTCAGGCATAACGTGCCACAAATACCCATCCCAAATGATTTGATCGGCGTTGGTTTCTCTATCTAACGCCTCGATTAGATTAATGTCAAAAATGCGAATGTATATCTTTGAGAAGTCGAGGTCGTTATCTTTATATTGGGATAACTTAACGCGCTGAACGCTGCCACTCATATCAAAAGGCGCATCAAATCCGCTCACACGATACCCTGCCGCATTAGTGATTCGGCTGTTGTACTTGCGAAGTTGATAAGTTTGCTTACCAATGACGGTCTGTGCAGTTCTCAGTAGGTTGATTGGGAAATTGCGCATTAAGACACCTCATGCGTAACAGTTGCGAGCATGTAACCAGTATCGCGCAGTGGATCAGTATTGCCAGACGGCTGACCTAATTGTCCCGGCCCTGTTTCACCTCTTGCAACAGCATCCGCTACCATACCGACCAATGTGGCATTAATTTTAACACCGTCATTTTTTAGTCGCCTAATAGCCAGTGTAATAGGTGATAAAGGAGCATGATCTCCGCTTACAATAGATTGTTTGATATCACCCTCAACTTGAAGCCCTAAAATCGTCATTGCTTTGTCAGGTGTCAAATTTCCGGCAAGCATTTTCTTGAATGCAACCTCAATGGTACTGTTCCAGTCTTTTTTATTTTCTGCTATTGCAGGTCTGATAAAAGGCCTTGCATACCTTCCAAACTCATTAAGGGCTGCAACATAAGCAACGGGCGTATTATCATCGTATTTAGCAGAGGAGAACCAACCGACTTGTAGCTCTTTCTTGTCGGCTTCTTTGAGTTGTTTGGATAGTTTTTTTAATGCGGATAAATTGACCTTTACCGAAGACATCAGAAACCCCCAGCAAACTTTCTAAACCCTTTACGCTCTGGCAATCCACCAACAAAAGTACCACCAATTGCATTAGCTTCAAGCAATACAATTAGCTGTCTGCCATATGGTGAAGAGTTGTACCAATAATGAAACTCATCTCTTACAGGTGGTTGTGCGAGGGTTACGGAAACATCACCCTGACTTGCAGTAGTGACAACGCCAATATTATTACCAGAATTAACCTCATCTCGAATATAGAGAAGATGGGCAAGCATTAACTCGAACATGTATTCCAAACAATCCGGATCGTTAGCAACACAAGAACTATCTTCCATATAGCACTTTCCAATAGTGTATTGAGTATTCAATAAAATATCTGGATACGTTGTTTCATCCGCATAAGGTGGAAAGTTTATTCTAAATTGTGAAACATTAAGCGTTGTCATAGTGGCTACTCGTCGCTGTCGCCAGCTTTAATTTCAAGCTTCCCTTTTACGCCGGCTTTTTTAGCGCGCGAATGAACTTTCTTTTCGGTCAATGCGGCTGATTTATCTTCACCGTAAAGCTTAGCGGCTGCGTCTTCTTCTGACATTTGCTTGTCTGAATGAATCATAAATCCATTAGCACAGAACTTTTTCCAAGATGGTAGTTCTTTGATTGCATCGAAGTCTTCCGCAGATAGAACAGTCTCAACGGCTCTTGAGCATAGTCGAGTCACTTTATCAGTAACACCAGCACCGCCATTAATTACAACAATTTTTTCATGCTTATTAACGCCGCGAACTTTGTCACCGGATGCTTTCTTTTTGTAGATCACAAGTGACTGAGTATTTGCCGCTTTAGAGTAGACGTATACTTGTTTTGCCATTTTATTTACCTTGCACCAATAGTAAGTTTAGGGGGGTTAAATACCCCCCATTTAATTAAACGCCAGTAAAGCGAACGATAGCGTAACCACGCTTGACGTAGCAGCCAGCTAAAGCGTTTGTGTAACCTTCGTCGAAGCCTTTCACAGTTTGCACTGTGTTAAGAGGCTGCATTTTTGCAGGTACTAGCTGATAGATTGATCTACCGTCATCAGTGCCCGTTCCCGGTACGCTTTCAGCGTATAGATAGAACACACTTTCACCCGCGTTAGCATTCTCAAATTGTGGGATTGCTTCAACAGTGATATTTGGGTAGTTCTCATTTAGCCATTTTTGAACTGTGTAGCCGTATGTATTAGGCCCATCAACATCGTGCATCAAATCCACAACGTTAGACGGCAATCCTAATGTTAGAGCCATTGATTTCGGATCGATATTCGAGCCAGATTGAAGACGTAGAGATTGAATCGCTGTGACAATGTCACTGATTCGCTCATCTACTGTTTTTCCGCTCCACTCAGTACCACCGCCGCCACCAGCAGCAACAGTTACAAAGTTCGGGAGGTTTGGATCGTTCAAGATGCCATAAGTACGCATACCGCCAGTAGTATAACCATTAAAGAATACTTCATTACGAAGGATTTCAAAGGCAAGCGCTACAGCCGCACGTTTCTCTTGAGCAGAGTTAAGGTCTATTGCTTGACCTCGCTCATCTTCAAGAATTTGTTGCTGTAAACCTAGCTCGAAGCGCACAATGTCGCGTCGATCATAAGTTAGGTTCCAGCTAGTTAGCGGCAGGTCGCCGTGGTCTTTATATAGACCGGGCGCACCCAAGTGCTCTAGAACTTGTTGTACAATCTCTTGATCAGACCAGCGGCCAACCGTCATAACTGGCGCTAGCGTATCCGCTTTACGCGCAGTAGTTAGGATGTAAACAAGACCAGCCAAAAATTCCTGCAAGAACTGTACAGGTGTGCCGACTGATGGCGTTGTTACTGGCTGCGTGATGGAGTCCATCGCGATCATGTTGCGCATTGCGCTATTGATGCGAGGCATACCAACGCCCATTTTAGCCAGTGTTGCTGCATCCATCGCTAGTGCTTTGATTGCTTCGTTAGATAGGTGCTTCCCGTCCATAGCAGTGCTAGATCGGCTAGGTGCTACGTTAATTACTTTTGATGTAGTTGGCATTTTTTACCGTCCTTATGCTGAGCTTGGGTCTGTTGCATCGCCAGCCAGATCGAAATATATAATTCCGACACCTGCTTCAGTAACAGTTTTAATTTGAACAGTGCCGCCAGGTAATCGCGAGTGTCCGGATGATGGTACCGCACCAGGGGCTTGAGTTTCTAGCACTCCAGTAGTATCACTGTAATAAACCCAGTCGCCTATATTTGCAGCAGCAGGTAGGTTAACCACAACGTAGCCAGCTTTGAGCACTTCCACTTGTTGGCCGTTGCTAACAAAAGTAACTGGATCTAATGTGTTACGGTAAACCACTTTAGGCATACCGAGAAGGCCAGCAAGTGCGCCCGTTCCATCGACTGCAACTTCGTCGTCAACGGATGATGTTTTTTGTTTAACTGCAACACCGATAACGTTTAGAGACTCGGTAGTTGAGTTGATGATTTTGCCAACTGTACGCTGATGCAGGTTTGTGTAAAACTCACCAGGTATGCCAGTTGCAAATTCTATATTCTGTACGACTTTTTGTACCATTGCATTAGCCCCCAATAATGTCGTTTAGTGCATCAAGGTGCGCTGTGCCACCTGATTTACTATCTTGGCCGTAACCGTCGTCAATGTAACGAGGCTGGCTCTTAGCATGAAGAATGCCCTTAAACATAGCAACTTCACTGCCTGAGTCACAAGCAACGCCCATTTTTTCAAGTGCGTACTTTGCAACGGCTGATTTATCCATATCGCTATGGTCAAAAGCTCCGACAATCTTTGAAGCTTGATCAGCAAGTTCGTTCTTTTCGCTTACCTCACGGATAATGCTTGCACCATCCATTGCAGCGACTTTATCAACTTTAGCGGAAAGCTTTTCAACAACGCCAACCAAAGATTCAATTTTCGAGTCCATAGCTTTAGACTTTTCGTCATACTTGTCTTTAGCTTTTTTATCGTCTTTTTCGTCTTCGTCTTCGTCTTCAGCTTCGCCTTCTTCTTCCATATCTTCATCTTTGGCTTTTTTATCTTCAGCCATAGACTTTACTCTCTCGCCCATAGCATCCATAGCCGAGGATATAGTTGTGATTTGCTCGCTTTGCTGTTTTACCAGCTCAACAAGTTCTTCGATCTTCATATCGTCACCATCTGGTTTAGTTTCAATTTTGTTTAAGTCAAGATGATCAAGGGCAAAAACTGCCCTATCCATCACGGCCACCTCGGAACCCATGCGCCCCTGCGGGACACTAGCCAGATGGTTACCGCGAATTTGTCGCTGGACTACATCATATGGCTCACCCTCTGGTGTAATGCCGGGAGTTAAATCCCACATGCATCGAAATCCACATGATAATTCTTTAAGTCCAGCTTTAATTTGCTGTTTTAAGTCTTCACCAATTATCTTTAGTTTAGAAAATAATGTGCCATTTTCGTAAACTACTTCTTCGCCTGTAATACCTTGCACGCCAACACTCTCAGCAGGTGTGAAATCTTCGCCAAGCATTTCATGATAGGGAATCCAAGGAACGAGCTTGAAAGACTCAATTGTTTCGGGGTTGTTTAGCTCGGCTTCCGGTCGCCAAACTTTGTAGATTTTGTTCGGCTCAAGTTCACTAGAAATATTAGAACCAAGATATTCAAAAACGCCCGACTTTGAGATCGGGTTTTTATTTATCGTAATGAATCCGTTTTGATCTGTGATTTGCTTAGTCGCCATGCGTCAAAAGTCCGTCAATAAACGTTTTTATTATATGGCCATAAAACACCTATTGCAAAAAATAGACTTAATAGCAAGAATTAACTTGCAAGGTTTACTTAGTACGCTTACATTGTAACCAGATTAGTGAGGTTAATAATGCGGTTTAAAAAGTTCTACCAAGATATAAAGCAAGTTCTAAGCCGATGTACAAGAGGTGAAACGGTACATTTCACGCATCGAGCTTTTTATGGTTACCGATTCGAAGTTAAAGCCGTTAAGGATGGAGAGTTAACCGAGGAAGAAATCAAAGCACAATTTGAACAGGAGTGTGGATAGATGAACAAATATGATAAACAAGCTCAACAAGAATGGTTAAACAATTTTGAAAAATGGGAAGAGTCCAAAGCAATCGGTAAGGCTGAGTTGTTTGTTGCTTTGGCTTCTATATGTGCGTTTGGTTTTTTAGTGGGGTGGTGGTCGTGAGCAAAATAACATTCACAGACGCGACTGAGGAACAAATCAGCGCAGAGTACAGCAGGAGATCATTCAATCTACGATCCAAAAATATCATAGCCGTTGCAGATTTGCTTTATGAAAACCGAGATAGAGAATTGCCAATCATGGAAATCTGTTTTACTACTGGCTTGATACGAAAGAAGGTGATCGAGGTTATTGGTGAATTAAAGCGGCGTCATGGTTTTGTAGTTAATAACTCAAACTATAAAAGCCCTAGTTACCAGTTACTAGGATTTGGAAGAAAAATGCAAAGAAGCTCAAGCGTTTTCGATTTGATAAAGCCGAAGTTAAACCCGTTAATTGAAAAGGTGTTTAGCTAAAAAAAGCCCCTCAAATGCGAGGGGCAGCTACAAAAGAATGGTTATCAAAGGAGCAACAAACGAGTGTGTGCATATGCTTTGATAGTAATGTTTGATTGTTTGTTTGTCAATCTGGCTGCCCATCATCAAACTTAATCACCGGAGTTTGAAAACACTTGCAGTTTATTAATTGACCGGGGAATCCAGTTTCCCCAGTTTTTTTGTCAATAATAGGTGGATTGTTTAAATCAAACACTTTTCCGTTTAACTCATCTCTATGATAGCAACGTGGCTTAACGCTTCCGCCTGAATGGTTCCACTTAAAATGAGTAATACCAGCGTCACGCATGCGTGATCGGGTTATTGAATTATATGCCTTTCTAGTTTGATCAAGTGACGTATTCTTCGCCTTGTTCTTATACTTCTTATAGCGACTCTGAAGCATTTCATGAATGGAGTTTTTCAGCTCAGTAAAGCTCTTGGTGTCATCGGTAATGCTACGCATAACAGCTTGCTTTACTTCCTTTAAGTATTCAGGAGCAATGGTTTTTATCAAGCTTGCGCATTGGTCAGTTGAGGCGACAATAATGTCATTGGTTCGCTGTCCAATGGTAGAAGTGTTGATAGTAAGCCCACCTGATAGCTTTTCTAATGACTTTGATAGGTCTTTGCCAGATTGATCGGTAACATCGCCCATCAAGTCATCAGTCCAGTTAATGCCAAACCA